TCAGGTGAGGGCGTCATCTGTGCCCTGGATGACTGCTTCGAGCCCTCATTCGGCAACCGCTACTGCATCGACCACGAATGGCTCAGTGGTGGTGATGACTGTGAAGAGGTGGTTGATGAGGATGAGCCAGAAGACATCGAGGAAGTTTACCGGCAGGCCAACGAGCGAGCAGAAGAAAAGAAGCTGACCCGGATTCAGGAGCTGGAGCAGCAGCGCGATGAAGCAGCAGGCCGAACCGAGATGCCAGTCATGCCAGTGTGCGGTCAGAATGGCTGCAGTGAGCTGGTTGAGAACATCGGCAACTGGTGCCAGGCCTGCAACCAGGCAGCTGCTGACCAGAGGGAACATGACCAGAAGATCCGCGACATGAACGCAATCTGCAGGCAGCCGGAATGCGAGAACCTGTCGGGCAAGGTCGGCAAGTATTGTGAAGGCTGTGCAGAGAAGGCAGCTGAGCAGTTCCGTGAGCAGAAGGCCACGCTGGGGCGTGAGGTTGCTGAGCGTCGAGAAGAACGGAAACGTGAATATGCAAAGCGAATCAGCAGGCCAGGCCCAATCAGCCAGAAGGTCGAGCATGATGGCATCTGCCCTGAATGCGGCGGTGAGCTGCTGCAGACTGGCGAGGTGACAGCGCGATGCGAGAACGATCACGTTTTCATGGTGCCTGCTGGCGAGCGTGACAGGCTGGAAGCTGAGAAGCAAGGTGAGCTGAGTGATGAGATCGGGGAAGTTGAGGGTGATCGGTGTAATCGAGGTGGATGCCCCGGTGTGCTGGAACTGGAAGCCCTGGAAGGCTGCACCTGCTTCAAGAATCCGCCCTGCACTGCCTGCATGAGCAGGCAGATTGAATGCCCGGTTTGTCGCTGGTCAGCTGGTGATGAGCCAGAGGATCCACTCGGCGAGCATTACAGCAAAGCAATCCAGCAGATTGCAGAGGAAGTTGACAAGGGAGTGCTGGCGGCAGTTCCGGTTCATACTGGCACCGCTCAGCAGCGAGCTGATGCTGTGCTGAATGATCAGAGGAGATGCATTGCCAGAGCAGCATTGAAGGAGATTGAGGAATTGAGGGGCTGCGAGGTCTACATTCCGAACTACGAGCAGGGCGGCAAATGCATCAACTGCGGCCAGGTCAACTGCCCTGCAGGGGTCGGTGACTTCCAGCCAGAAGATGCTGAGCAGCAGAAGACTGAAGCAGCCGCCAGGGCAAGGTTCAGCCCTGGTGGTTTGGTGCCGCAGTCTGATGGGCCGATGGTAAAACTGAGCCCGGTCAATGGTGACCTGCAACTCACGAAGGAACTGCTGGATGAGGTTGACAAGCTGCCGACCATTCTCGAAGGGCTGGAACAGGTCGAGCAGCTGAAACGGGACAGCACTGCTGATCAGCAGAAGCCGATCCGGGAGCTGCATGCCAGAGTTGCCACGGCACGAAGTGAATCGTATCTGTGCATGAGTCATCAGGAAGCAGGTGACGCACAGCAGCGGATTGAAGATGCTGAGGCGGAACTGGCAGAAGCATTACAGAGTAAAACTGAACCACTCTGCAGCTGCGAGGAACCTTACGAGGTGCGGGATTGTGGCCGCTCCCGATGGGAATGTGGCAGGTGCAGGCACCGGCTAAATCCCGAGAAGCCATGCACCTGCCTGAAGGGTGCAGCTGAGCATGCCCTCGACTGTGATTCCCGGCAGTGGCGATGCCTGAAGTGTGATCGACCTTGCAACGATGAGCTGCAGCAGGATTACAATGCACAGGGCGGAACATCATGACGCAGCAGCTCTGGTGCTGAGCATCGTGACTGGTCGGCATTGAGCCAGTGGCCAGTTCATGAGCCAGCTGCGTCATGGGGAAGGCCATCCGAAAGGGTGGCCTTTTCGCTGCGCGGTCATCCAGATTGATTCAATAAAATCCCCGAATTGACAACATCGGCTTGACAAGGTGAGACGCAGGTGCGAGAACTTCGTCATCAATGTGACTGGCTGTGCTGGTCAAACTGATACGCACGGAAGGATTTGATGTCGGTTCGAATCCTCAATGCACCTGGCTGTTGTGCAGCCTACCTCGATTCTTTGTGAGAATCCTGATGATCCTGAAGCATGCGACTCCGTGGTACTCTCGAATTCTTTGTGATGAGCAAGGTGAGGGAGGCGAAGGCGGCGGCGGCTCAGAAGGTGACCTGAAACCTGATCCAGCAATGGAGCAGCTGAAGGGTGAAGCCAACGCACTCAGAACTAAGTCAAAGCAACTTCTCGATGAGAAGAAAGCATCTGACAAGGCTCTGAAGTCTCTGCAGGAATCCATTGACAAGCTGGGCGGGACTGAAGGAATCGCAAAGCTGGCAGAATTTCAGGCACGGCTGCAGGGTGACGAACTCGGCCAACTGCTTGCAGATGGCAAGACAGATGAATGGTTCGACAAACGCTCTGAAGCCATGCGAGCGGATCATGGCAACCAGATTGAGGCACTCAACACGAAGCTGGCTGAAGCAGAAGCCACCGGAAACGGCTACCGCGACCAGCTGGCGAACCTGCACATCACTCAGCAGGGCAGTGAGGCTGCAATCAAGGCAGGAGTTTTACCCGAGCATCTCGATGACGTGGCACTCTGGATCCAGCACGATTTTGTTTGGTCTGAAGAACACAACCAGCCCGTCGTGATGGATTCAGAAAACGCGCCGGTTTATGGCAAAGATGGCACGACCCCGATGGGGATTGCTGAGTGGCTGGAAGGCAAGAAGGAAAGCAAACGGCAGTGGTGGCCTGACTCGAAGGGTTCAGGCGCAACAGGCCAATCAGGCGGCGGCAAAGGTGGCAGCCCGACCAGTTTTGAAGGGCTGCAGCCTGCTGAGTTTCAGAAGCGTTTCAAAGACAAGTTCGGCAAGAAGTGACCTGATGGCAGGCATTTCGTCGAACTCAACCACATGAGGAGTTCGACCAATGTCAGGCACCAGACTGATCACCCCGAGCGTTGTGGGCAACATTGCCCTGATGCTCCTGCAGAACAAACTGATCGCGACTCAGACATTCAGCCGCGTTCATCAGGAAGAATTCAACGGCGCTCGCAAGATTGGCGACCGGGTTAAGGTTCGCCGTCGACAAGCAGGAACAGTGATTCGAACAGGTCCGTACGCGACTGGTGCGAATACCTTCCAGAGCCCGCCAGAAACCAGCATCGACGTCACGCTGCAATACAATCATCGGATCCCGATTGAGATTGAGGCAGGTGACTTTGACCTCGATCTCGATGACTTCGCGTCACAGATCATGGAACCGCAGATGGTTGCCATCGCGGAGGATGTTGACCTCGCTGCTCTGCTGGCCTTCAAGGAAATCCCGCAGATCGGTGGTATTTCAAGACTGGCACCAACGACTCTGCCAAACAGTGCAGCTGACCTGCAGGAAACTGAGCAGGATCTCTTCGACCAGAAGGTGCCCGGCCAGGGGCTGGTTCACTGTATCACCAGTGAGCTGCACACCGGGCTGGTTTCGTCTGGCACGATCAGCTCAGCTGAGCAGCGCGGCGATGGTGGTTCATCACTTGAAAATGCTCGGGTCGGTCGAGTGGCCAATATGGACCACGTCCGAACGCAGGGCATTGACAGCTCAACCTTCACGTCAGGCACAACTCTGGTCGCGACGACTGATGGTGCTCATGCTGCTGGTGCCACGACCATCACCTATGACACCGCGACTGGTGCCACCACGACCCTGAAGAAATTCGACGTCCTCAACATCCCTGGATACGGTGATGTGGTGGTTGCTGCTGATGCAGTGGCAGCCGGTTCTGCAGGGACGTTCACGATCTTCGAGCCACTGCGTGAAGCAGTTGCTGATAATGTCATCATGACGAAATACGATGGCTCTGCTGCCACTCGTCAGCTGCATGGTGCCGCTTATCACCCTGATGCGTTCAGCTTCGTCACAGTGCCAGGTGAGGCACCACTCGGCGGGGTTGAATCTGTTGTCATCCAGGATGGTGGCCTCGGTATCCGGGTCATCTGGGGCTACGACATTGGGAACAACCGCAACCAGATGACGATCGACCTGTACTCAGGTTGCACGCTGGTTGATGGTCGCCTGGCCGTTCAGACGGTCAAGGATATCTAAGCACGAAAACTGCCGAGCCGGCGGCCCATGTGGGTCGTCGGCTTTTATTCGTATCACTTGCCGACCCATTTCAAAACAGGATGCCGGATCAATGCCTATTTCAAGAACATACGACACCGTCACGCTGATCAAGGACGGTGAAGAGCACACCTGCAACGCGCACAACGCGCAGGAGTTGGTTGACAGCGACCTCGGATACATCGACCCGAAGGGGAAGTACGAGAACGCGAAGCAGGTTGAAGCACGCAAGAAGGCTGCCGAGGAAGCTGAAGCCAAACGCATTGCAGATGAGAAGGCCGAAGAGAAACGGCAGGCAGATGCGCTGGCTGAGCAGGAGCGCAAAGACAAGGCGAAGGATGACGAGATTGCTGAGCTGAAGCGCCAACTGGCAGCAAAGGAATCAGCACCAGCTGCACCAGTGAAGCGAGGCGGCAAGCGGCCTGCACCGAAAGCCGAGAAGGCAGCTGCTGACACAGTCCCTGGCACTGAAGCAGCTGATGCAAACAAGGAAGCAACTGCGGCTGCGGCGAGCTGAGTGAGCGAAATGGAGCGGGCTCGGGGTCAGCTCTGCGGCTTCATGCCGGAACTGCCCGAGCCCAATCCGCCTGCATTCTGGTGAGGTGACTGATGGCGATCATCGTTGAAGACGGGACTGGCAAGGCTGATGCCAATGCATACGTTTCGGTTGCGTATGTCAGCGCTTACCTTGCCGAGACTGGCAACGATGCAGCATGGCTGGCTCTGGCCAGTGAAGCACTGCGAGAGCATGCCATCGTGAAGGCCACCAGGTACATCGACCAACGATATGCCCGCCGTTTCCTCGATGACAGACGCGTCAGGACTCAGGCACTGGAATGGCCGCGAAATGATATCTACGACCAGTCAGGGCAGCTCTGGATCGCATCCAATGAGGTGCCGCCTGGCATCCAGAAGGCGACTGCAGAATATGCTCAGCGGGCATCAGTCGGGGCCATCGAGCTGATCACTGACCCGACCAGCAGCAGAACACCAATGGAAACAAAGAAGAAAATCGGGCCGATTGAGAAGTCAGAGAAGTTCGGCAGCTCCCGAGGCACATCAGGACTGGTGCCGCCGGCTGCATTCTCAGCCTACCCGGCAGCAGATCTCTGGATTGAGCCGCTGCTGACTGGCAGGCAGGGCACTCAGCTCATGAAGGCGTGACATGGCAACCTTCGATTATGCGGAAATGCAGGCAGTCGGTGAAGAACTGATTGATGAGTTCGGGTCGCAGATCAATCTCTACAAAGACGACAGGACACCAGCAGACAGCAATGCACCATTCGACGGGCCTGCAGAGTTCAATGATGAGACGGCACCAGCTTCAAGGAATGCAACGGCAAATGCAGTTTTCGTTCATGAAGGCGACTTCGAGTTCCAGGATCAGCTCGGCGGATTGATCAGGCGAGGGAAAGCAGGATTTCTGATCAATGGGCTGATCACCTTTGACATCAAGACATTCGACGCGATCAAGGATTTCAACGGCAAGATGTGGAGGATCGGCAACGTCAGATCAACCAACCCTGGCGGGACTGATTGTGTGCACGGTGTGGAGGTGACGAGCTGATGCCATGTGATTTTGAAACAGCGCGAACAGAAACGATGACGCTGTTCAACGATGCATGGTCAGCACCAGGAGAATCAGCCGACATCCCGGTCAAGTGGCCGAATGTGGCAAGTGACCTGGATCAGACGCAGGTGGATGACACGAACAATGCTCCGAAGTGGGCACGGTTCACAATGGAATACACGGACGGAAATGGAACCTCGATCGGTGGTGGCAGATGGCAGTTCGATGGCCTGATCACCTTCGAGATTTATGTGCCGACAGGTGACAACGACAAGCTGGCACTGAGGCTGGCGAAAATCATCGTGAATGCTCAGAGAAACATCACAACGGCAGGCGGGGTGGAGTTTCACAGGATCAGACCGCGGATCGTTGGCAACGAGGGTTTGTGGTATCGGGTTGACGTTCTCTCAGAATTCAAACACATCGAAGGGGTTTAAGTCATGGCTGATGATGCAACAGAAATGTCAACCAATAACACCGGTCTGCGGGTTCGCCGAGAGTCGTCATTCAAGACGCTCGGCTCTGGTGACTGGAAGCCTCGGGAACCAAACGAGTACGGAGACTTCGGGGCACAGCTGACCAACACGCCACGGAAGCCAATCAGGATCGACCGCCAGAACAGGAAGGGCGTGCTGACTGACCTTGAAGCGCCGGGCAGCTGGACGGAGGACATGACCTATTCGAGTTTTCTCGACATGGTGGATCTCTACCTGTTTGCCAACTATCGCGACAAGGGCACCTTCGGTGCTGACTCAATCGCGCTGATCACCATCAGTGGCATCACGGCAATTGATGACACATACACGGTTGCCAGTGGTGGCGCATCATGTGATGCAGATGACATCGTGTTCGGCTCTGGATTCACGAATGCTGGCAACAATGGTCTGCACGTCGTGGCCAGCAGCTCTGCCACCACGGTGGTCGTCGGCGCAGCTCCGGGGCTGACCGATGAAGCATCACCGCCGAGCACTGCAACACTGACTCGGGTGGGGCATGAGTTTGCTGCAGGTGACCTGTCAGTCACTCAGCCTGGCATCGGGGTGGCTTATCCCTACATCACTAGTGCAGGCGGCAAGGATCTCACTGAGCTGGACATCGTGCCTGGCGAGTGGGTCTACATTGGCGGTGATGCTGCACTCAACAAGTGGGCAACAGCTGCGAACAATGGCTATGCCCGAGTTCGGAGCGTCACCAGCACGGTCATGACCTTTGACAAGACGCAGAACACGATGGTCACTGAAGCTGGCGGGGTTCTGGAAATCAGGATCTTCCTGCCTCGGGTCTGCAAGAACGAGAGCACTGCAGCCACGATCATCAAGAAGTATCTGCAGATTGAACGGTCACTCGGTTCACCTGACTCTGGCTCACCTGGCAACGTGCAGGGCGAGTACATTGTGGGCGGCTCAGCAGATCAGCTGACCATCGGTCTGCCGACGAGCGAGATCATCACCACCGAGTACTCGTTCCTCGGTGCGGACCATGAGACCAATGACTCAGCAACTGGCCTGAAGTCTGGAACACGTCCAGCCCTGCAGGCGAATGATGGTTACAACTCGGTCAACCATGTGCGGCGGTTGTCTCTGCGGGTCAACAGCCTGACTGATGCCAACCCGACGAGCCTGTTTACATACCTGAAGGAAGTATCCGTCAAGGTTGAGAACAACATCTCGTTAAACAAAGCCATCGGGGTTCTCGGTGGTGCCTCAACGAATGCCGGTTCCATTGATGTGGAGCTGGAAGCTGAAGCCTATTTCGCCACCGTGGCTGCACTGGCTGCCAAACGTGCCAACGATGACGTGTCATTTGACATGAGCATTGCTGATCAGAACCAGGGCATCACGGTTGACCTGCCACTGCTCGCATTGGGTGATGGCCTGCCCGAGTTGGAAACCAATGAGCCGATCATGCTCAAGATGACCAACCCGGCAGCATCAGGTGAGGATGTCGTCTCGACTCTGAACCACACGGTGCTGATTTGTTTCTTCGATTACCTTCCGGACGCTGCTGAAGCATAAGCTGAGCGGCGCCCATTTCATTGATTGCCGGGCTGCAGGAATTGACCTGCAGCTCAATGACCAGGAGAAGACTGATGAGCGGTTTGGAAGCATTTGCGTCTGACAAGAACATTGAGACCGAAGGCAGCTGGTGTGATTACGGCACGTTCCGTGTCCTGCTGGCTCGGGCTGGTGGCTCGAATCAGAAATACATCAAGGCGCTGCAGAAGGCTGCAAAGCAGCTGGGCGTGCACCAGAACAACATCGAGGCCAATCGAGCAGTCGAGCGTGCCCTGATGGCTGACTACCTGATTCTCGGGTGGCAGACGAAGGTTGATGGTGAGTGGCTGGAAGGCATCGAGCACTCGGCATCAGTCAGCCATCTGGAAGCTGGTGCGAATGGCCTGATTCCCAACACTCGGGAGAATTTCAGGGCAGTGCTGGAAGCGCTGAATGATCTGTCACTGGCATTGCAGAACTTCGCCAACGTCCACACCAACTACCAAAACGAAGACAATGAGGAACTGGCGGGAAACTCGTAGAGGTTCTGGCATTCAGCCTGCAGGATTCGCAGATTGATGAATCAGCAAGACGGCAGGCAGAACAAAACGGCATCGAGCTGCCGGGGCATTTGCTCGATGAGCCAGAGCTGAGACTGGACGGCCATTTTTACTACCACGCATTCTGGCAACTCACCTCGGATCGTCCGGTTGGATTTGGACCGGCACCAATCCCCAGCAGTGCGATCCGGGTGTTTGCCAGAGACTACGAGCTCAATGATGAGGAATCTGCTGACCTGGAATTCATGATTCGAAGGATGGATCAGAAGTATCTGGAGCTGCAAACTGAGTTTGAGAAGCATGACGCGAAGCGCAGGGCAGCGAAGCAGAAGCAGGAGAATCAACCACGGAGCAGAGGGCGTGCATAATGTCATTCCGAGACTTCGAGAAACGCATCAGGAAGCGTGCTAACCTCGTCGGGAAGAATGCAACCAAAGGCGTCAGGGCTGTTGCGATCGCGGTTGACAATCAGGTCACATTCTCCACGCCAGTGGACACCGGCAGAGCCAGAGCGAACTGGATTGCCTCAATCAATCGTCCCTCGAATGTGATCAACAGGGAACCACTCGCCGGGCCCGCATCAGCCGGCCCGGCAGTGGCTGAGGCGCTGCAGGTCATCAAGTCATTCAAGGAATCGGATGACGCGATCTACATCAGCAACTCGGTCAGCTACATCAACGAGCTGAACGATGGCAGCTCTGCTCAAGCGCCACGGAACTTCGTGCAGAAGGCCATCATCCGTGGCATCAAGGTGGCAAAGAAGATCAAGCTGCTCGACCTGAAGAATGACAACTCTGGCGGAATCACTGACCCTGGCCTGATTCGATAGGAATGACATGCCACAGGAACGACTCGACATCGTCATCAGCCAGAAGGGTGCCAAGACCGTCAGAAAAGACATCAACGGCATCGGCAAGGAAGCTGAGAAGGGTGCAAAGAGCACTGGCCTGCTAAAGAAAGCACTCGGCGGACTCGGCGTCGCGCTGGCAGTCAGGGAAGTGACCCGGCTGGCTGATTCTTACACGACCATGCAGAACAGGCTGAAGACCGTCACGAAGTCACAGCAGCAGCTGAATGATGCCACGAAGGAAGTATTCAAGATCGCCAACCGGGCACGGCAGGGCGTTGCTGGCACGGTTGAATTCTATGCTCGGCTGTCAGGTGCAGCCAAAGAACTCGGCAAGTCACAGTCAGAGCTACTGGCCATCACCGAGACCGTCACGAAGGCGGTCGCGCTGTCTGGAGCAACCACAGCAGAATCAGCAGGAGCATTGCGGCAGCTCAGTCAGGGGCTCGGTTCTGGTACTCTGCGAGGGCAGGAATTGAATTCCGTGCTGGAGCAGCTGCCGATCATCGCGGACATCATTGCTGACAGTCTGGGAGTCGCCAGAGGTGAGCTGCGTGGCCTCGCTGAAGATGGGAAGCTGACGGCTGACGTGGTGGTCACTGCGCTGGAAGGTGCAGCAGGCAGGATTGAGACTGCATTCGGTCAATCAGTGCCGACGATCGCTCAGTCATTTGATGTGCTGCGAAACAACCTGACGCAGTTCGTGGGTGAGCTGGATCAGGCAACTGGCGTGTCACGGTTTTTCAGCAATGCCATCATCAGCATTGCAGACAACCTCAACACGATCATCCCGTTGCTGGCAGCAGTGGCAGCCATCACGGCTTTCAACAAGCTGCGGCTGGAAGCTGTGCTTTTCGTGGGAGCACTCAAGAACGGCATCACGGTTGTGAAGTCACTGACGACTGCCCTGTTCGGGTTAAGGGCAGCACAAGCAGCAACAGTTGGATCGAGTGCGGTTGCAGGTGGGGCAACATCACTGAGCCTGTTCAATGCATTTTTCGCTGGTGGTGGGGCAGCTGCAGGCACCACCAGCGCTGCAGGTGCGGGCCTGTCATCAATCGCCACAGGTGCTGCTGCTGCTGTTGGTCCGACAGTTGCCATTGCAGCAGCTCTGGCAGCAGTCGGCGCCGCGATCATTTACACATCGAGGGAGGCTGAGACATACAGTGACGTGCTGATCGAGGTTGAGGATGCAACGACTGGCCTGACTGACTCATCAGAGGGGCTGGCTGGCAGCACTGAGAAGGTCGGCGATGCATTCAAGGCAACTGAGTCGAACCTCGAAAATCACATCAGACTGCTGCTGGCTGCTCAGAAGGCACAGGCCGGGCTGCTGGATGAGATCATCCCGCAAGTTGCACGACGGGGCCGAGGTGGCCTGTTCAATCTCGCTCAGGGTGGTCTGGAGGAAGTGGCGAAGGAAGAACTGCCGGGCATCGTTGCACAGCTCAAGAAGCTGCAGAATGCTGAGCAGCAGATCGGGAATGCCAAAGGTGCAGAGAACATTCAGCGACTGGCTGAGACGATCAAGCAGGCTGGTGACTCAATCCGTGATGCAGTGCCATCATCATCGAAAAACTCGGTTGACCAGGTGCTCAAGACTTACACGAACCTGCAGGACCGGATTGCCGGTGTGCTGGAGCTGAACCGAAAGGTGAATACCTTCGAAGTGCCAGAGGAACAGCTGGCAGGCAGTTCTCAGCAGAAGCTGGCTGCAGAGATCAACGCGACCGAGAAGGCGTATGGCGATCTGATTGATGCAAACTTCAAGGGTGAGATTGCCACCAAAGACTTCGCACAGGCGCAAGGGTTTCTGCTGGAGAAACTTGACAAGCTGCGCGGCGGCGGGAATGCCACGCTGGAAGAATTGAAGAGATACAACGAGGCGCTTAAGAAATTCAACGGGGATGAGGAAGCTGCCGAGCTGTCACTGGCTGGAGTGACTGACCGGAAGATCCGAATGATCCAGGAGCAGGAAACGATCAAGGCTGGAATTCTGCAGGTGCAGAAGGATCAGGTGATTGCAGAGCGGGAAGCGGCCCGGGAAGCAGAGCGACTGAAGCAGATCGATGAGCAGAGGCTCAAGACGATCAACAACCTGCTGGAAGCGAAACGGAAGGAAGTGCAGCTTTTCGGCCAGACTGCCAACCAGCGAGAGGTCAGTTTTCTGAAGGATCAAGGGGCAGACGACACGAAGGTTGCCGAGCTGGAATCACTGCAGAGGCAGATCGGTACCCTGCAGCAGTTCCAGACGCTCGTTGCCAGTGCGTCGGCATTGTTTCAGGAGTATGCTGCATTTCAGCAGTCAGCTGAGCAGGTGCAGACTGCCACGGCAGATGCTGTCGAGCAGGTGCAGACGACAGCTCAGCAGAACCTCGCTGCAGGTGCTCTGGAAATCTCAGAAGCATCACAGCAGCTGTTTCAGCAGATCGGCACATTCCTCAACACGGCGACTGACCTGGTGCTGACTGACACGCAGGCAGCCTTCACGCTAGGTGCTCAGACGATCGGCACAGCTACCGCTCAGGCATTCATCGGGGCATTTCAGGCAGGTCTCGGCGGGGCTGTCAGTGGCTTTCTGAGCGGCCTGACGACAGGTGGAGCAAACACGGCAGGGCAGGGAGGTCAGGTGGATCCAGCCATTCAGGCGAAACTTCGTGCCCTGCAGGAGCTGCGAGCTGCGAACGAGAGGCTGCTGGAGTCGCTCAACAAGGTCGGGCCGACCAGTGCAAGGAACTTCAGCCAGGGTTCTGCAGCTGCTCAGCAGTTCGGTCAGAACACCACCAACATCGGCACGCAAATCAACAACGTGTTTCAGAATGCATTCGGTGGCCTTGAATCAGCCCTGACTCAGTTCGTGACAACCGGGAAGCTCGATTTCAAATCACTCATCAACAGCATCATTGCAGACCTTGCCCGGATGGTGGTGCAGATGCTGATCATCAAGCCGCTGATGGGGTTCTTCGGGGGCATCTTCGGCGGTTTCTTCGGATTCAGTCAGGGTGGTTTCGTGGGTGGCAACCTGCCTGGATTCGCCACAGGTGGCATCGTGGGCGGGTTCGGTGGCAGCACTTCAGACAACCAGCTGGCCAGACTCAGCCCTGGTGAGTTCGTGATGAATGCGAGCTCAACAAAGAAGAACAGAGCAGCTCTGGAATACACGAACCAAACAGGCAAGATGCCAATGGTTTCGGGTGGCGGTGGTGGCTCGATGGTGTTTGCGCCGACGATCATTGTGAATCAGGAAGGTGGCCAGCAGGGTGATGGTGAATCGACTGGAATGGACATCGAAGCTACCGTTCGACGACTATGGACGGAAATGGCTGTGAAGTCACAGCGGTCCGGGGCAGTGTTTGGAAGCAACAGAACAGGCGGCTGACATGAGCAGAGAAGTGATTACATTCGTGCTGCTGTTCTGGGTTCTGCCTGGCCTGCTGCTGGAATGTTTCGCCGAGTATCTGGTCTGGAAGTTTCAAAACCGTCGCCTCGGCTGGATGGAATCGCTCAAGGTCGGCATCTTCTGGCCGTTTGCTGCTGGTTGGATGCTGTTCATCGCAATCAGAACATTGAGGCAATGAGATGGCAGCGCCGACATTCACATACGATGCCTGGCAGGGGTCAGGTGGCCTGAAGGGCAAATCGAAGGTCCGCAAGGTGAAGCTGGGAGATGCATACGAGCAGCGTTCACAGATGGGGCTCGTTCCCAAAACGGACGAATACAGCTTCCGCCGGCCAGACGACAGCAGGACCAACATTGACGCGATGATTGCATTCCTGGATGCACTCGGGCCAGAGGTTCGACCGTTCTACTGGACGCGACCATTCGGCACATCCGAACTCTGGATTCAGGAAGGCGACTATGCGGTCACAGATGAGAAGGCCAGCAGCGCGACGTTCTCAGTGAAGTTCGTTCGATTCCACGGAGCAGAAGAATGACCGAGCTGACTGAAGAACAGCAGAAGCTGAGCAGTGACCCTGTCGTTGAGATGTTCGACTTCGATGCCACCGGCCTGGGTGGTGGGATCTATCGGTTCTATTCCGGGGCACCATCAGACGCAACTCTGGTCTGGCGTGGCAACCTGTACGTGCCGATTCCAGTGATGGCTGAAGGTTGGGAACAGACAGGCAAGGGCAGTCTGCCGACCCCGATATTCAAGATCAGCAACGTCGCTGGAAAACCTACGAGCGGTTCCTGGATGGTGAGGTCGATGCAGACCCTGATAAGCACTTCTCGAAAGAAATCTATCAGGTTGAGCGCAAGGTCAACCAGAATGCTGACCTGGTCGAATTTGAGCTGAGTGCTGCCATCGACCAGGATGGCAGGAAGCTGCCAGCCCGTCAGGTTGTGCGTGGCTTCTGTGCTCAGCGGTATCGGACCCATGTGGCAGGCACGGTTGACGAGTTCAACTATGGCAACGTCACCTGTCCGTGGGCTGGCTCTGATGATGTTGAGGGCGGCACTGAGGGGCCGTACTTCACAGCAGCTGGCGTGGGCACTGGTCAGGCTTCAGAGGATGCCTGCGGAAAGAAGCTGACTGACTGCAAGATCCGTTTCGCCGCCATCGGGCTGCCGTTACCGTATTGGGGATTCCCCGCCGTCGATCGTATCCGACGGCAGTAGACTTGCCGGACTACGGAATGAGGTGACCCTGATGGCTGATGACGAATTTGCAATTGACAAGCGACTGGAGCAACGGAAACACCTGCAGCAGCAGCAGCAGTTGGAGCAGGGTGCAGCTCTGGTGGCTGATGCATTCCCACCACTCTGGAAGCGACTGCATGAGAACCTGCTGAAAGAAGGGTTCGACCCAGCACAGGCAATGGAGCTGCTGAAGACATACGTTCTGAGCAACGGGCAGGTGAGGCCATGAGTGAGCTGGCAAGAATTGCAGCCTGCACGTTCACCAGCAGCAAGGCTGTCAGGAAAGCGGCGCAGGACTGGTGCCGGGAGAGATTCCCATACGAGGCAGGGGGCGTGGTGGTCAATGGTGAATTCCTCGGCATCGAGAATGCATCAGATGACCCGCTGAGGAAGTACAAGCCAGAGCAGCTGCCACGAACTCCCGTTGAGGCATTCATTCACCATCACGGTTCGACATGGCATCACAGCAGGCTGCTGGCATCCCGTATGGCATCATTGCGACTGATGGCAACGCGGTCAGCGAGATTCAGTGGTTCGGTGATGAGCTGCCGATTCTGCCGCTTCTCGGTCGCCAGTTCGTGTCAGGGGTCAGTGATTGCTGGTGCCTGGTGCGAGATGTCTACCGTGGCCAGTTTGGAATTCACATCCACAACGTGCCCCGAGACAACAACTGGTTCAAGGCTGAGCCACCGCACAACGAGCCGCAGAACCTGTTCAGCATGGAACGCATCATCGACTCAGGTTTCGTGAGCATTCCAAAGTCAGAAGCGCTGCCGGGTGACATTATTGCTGGTCGTGTGGGCTGCTCGGTGGTCAATCACTGCGGGCTGGTGCTGCCGAACAACAAAGTGCTGCACCAGCTCGATGGGGATGGCAGGCTGTCACGCAGCGAGCCTATCAATCGTTGGATGAAGATCATCAGCCATGCAGCAAGGCACAAGGATCACATGGCGGATCCAGCTGCTCGGCCCGAAATCAAACTCAGCAGGGTGGAATGATGAAAACGCTGTACCTTCACGGATCACTGGCCACCGAGTTCGGGCCACAGTTCAACATGGACGTCAGCGGGCCGGCTGAAGCCATCAGGCTCATGCAGGTCAACTTTCCTGGCTTCATCAATGCAATCCGGGGCAAGCTGTTTGAGTTCCGTTGCGGGGCAAGGGTGCTGCTCTACGACGAAGAGATCTGGATGAGCACCAGTGCTGATGAGATTCACATCGAGCCAGTGATTGAGGGCAACCTGAAGGGGCTATTCGGCCTGTTCGCTGGCCTGCCTGTCGTGGGAGCTGCTTTCGCCCCGCTGGGCATCCCGCTGGGCGGTGCTTTCGGAGCTGGTGCAGCTGGAGCAGGAGCACTCGGGGCACTCGGTGGATTCGGGGCACTGCTGAAGGGCGTGCTGCTGCTGGGCGTGCTCTACCTGATCAGCTCAGCCCTGCAGCCAGACTCACCGGGTGACCGAGAAGAGCCAGATTCAAGGCCGTCGTTCGTGTTCGATGGGGCAGTCAACACCACCAAACAGGGCGGCCCGGTGCCGCTCGTCTATGGCGAATTGCGGACAGGCAGTGTGCTCATCCAGGGCGGAATCAACATCGAGGACATTTCTGGCTGAATTTCGTGTATCGTTCTGCCGGGAACCAATGGAAGGCCAGACAGGGGCAGACGATGTCAGAATACCGAGACAGCTACGAGATCATTGAAGCTGCAGCTGATGCACTGGATCAGGCAGCAGCTGATGCAGAGTTGATGCCGGGGCCGTTTGAGGCTGCAGTCTCGAAAGACAAGGGCGGCGGGTCAGCACCAACTGAAGATCCCAACACGCTGCAGAGTCGCGCTGTCGCCAGAGTGATTGACCTGATTTCGGAAGGGCCGATCGTTGGCCTTTACACTGGCGAAGGTGCAGAGGGCAAAGATAACCCGCTAAAGGCCGTTTACTTCAACAACATCCCGGTGATGGATTCAACCGGCAGCCTGAACTACGAAGGGCTGACGATGGAAGAACGGACTGGCTTGCCCGATCAGGCAGTCATCCCTGACTTCCCTGAAGTTGAATCTGAGATCACGGTCAACCAGCAGGTCGAAGATGCCAGCCCGGTGCTGTTCATCATTGCTGATGATGATGTTGACTCGATCCGGTTGAAGCTGCGCATTCCGGCGCTGTACGAGCAGGTCAGCTCTGGCAGTCTGGTGGCATCGACGCTGCAGTTCACCGTCAAGGTGCAGCCATTTGGTGGATCATTCACGACTGTGATTGATGACACGGTCACTGGCAAAAACACCTCAATCTACGAACGGCAGCATAAGATCAGCCTCGGCGACAAGGGGGCGTTTCCGTTGACCTTCAAGGTCGAGCGGGTGACTGCTGACAGTGACAAGGCCAGCAAGCAGCAGGATCTGTTCGTCAACAGCTACACGGAAATTCAAGAGGCTCAGCTGACGTATCCTGATTCAGCACTGGTGGCCATCGCGGTCGATTCTGAGCTGTTCAGTGGGCGGGTGCCGCAGCGCTCATTCTTTGTCCGTGGCCTGATCATTCAAGTGCCGTCGAATTACTTCCCTGAAACGGGGCTGTATCACCGTCGTGCTTCAGATGGTGCCGACATGGGCACTGATCAGATCTGGGATGGCACACTGTACTCGGCCTGGTCGAACAATCCGGCCTGGGTGCTGTTTGACATCCTGACGAATGAGCGATATGGCCTGGGTGAATTCATTGATGACGTCGATCAGGTTGACAGGTTCGCGCTGTACGAGATCGGGGTTTACTGTGATGAGCTGGTTGACACTGGCCTCGGTGATGGCACTCAGGAACGTAGGTTCGTTTTCAATGGAGTGATCAACACCAGAGAAGATGCATACGATGTGGTCAACGCGATCACCAGCACCTTCCGGGGCATGTCGTACTGGTCATCAGCTGGCGTCACAGCAGTGGCCGACTCACCAAAGGATCCGAAACGGGTCATCACCCGAGCGAACATCACTGGCGATTTCAACTACAGCGGCACCGCGCTCCGTACTCAGCACTCAGCAGCGCTGGTCAGCTACAACGATCCGACCAACAACTACAAACAGACGATCGAGGTGGTTGAGGATCCAGTCAGACGTGAGCGGTATGGCTGGCGAGAACTGGAGGTCGTGGCCTTTGGAACGACCAGCAGAGGGCAGGCATATCGGCTCGGCAGGTTCATCCTGTTTTCTGAGGAACGAGAGAACGAAACGCTGACATTTACTGGCACGTTCGATGTTTCAGACCTGCGGCCAGGTGATGTGATCAACGTGGCTGATCCAGCCCGGCAGGGGCTGCGGGCTGGTGGCCGGATCATAAGCTACACGGCAGGCTCGCCAGGGGTGATCGTGCTCGATGCTGAGATTGATGCCTCGGATGGTGACACGCTGCTGGTGCGGACTGTTGAGGGCGGCATGGAGTCAATCGACATCGAAGGTGCTGACCTGTCATCAACAGTGACCCTGAAGGAACGCAGCGCGATCGTCAATTTCGTGGACAGCAACCCTGACACGATCGTCAGAACAGATGGCGGCAGCTGGATTGATGACGGGGTTCTGGTCAACAATCACATCACGATCAGTGATGCTGCAGAGGCTGGCAACAATGCAACCTTCGTGGTTGATGTCGTGACAGCTTCAACGCTCACGCTGACCGTGGCTGGAGCAGTGACAGCTGACACGGCTGACACGATCACATACGGGATCGTGCCGACAGCCAACCTGCAGGTGAATTCCGTGTTCCTGCATCGCGGCATTCATCTGGTTCCAGAGACATGGCGGATCCTGTCAGTCAGGGAAGCAGCGCCGAACAAATGGGAATTTGCATGCCTGACCTATGATGAATCGAAGTTCGATGCCATCGAGGCGAATATCTTCCTGGAAGCGCCACCGACCAGCTTTCTGCCTTCGGGCCCGCTGCTGCCTGCCACTGGCCTGACGGTGTTTGAATCACTCGACAAGGTGGGCAGCGCGGTCAATGTGGTGATCGACATCAGCTGGACGAGGTCAACTGATCCTCGGGCCACGTTCTACATGGTTGAGTTCAGATTCAAGAAGCTGATCAGTGACAATGACTCGACCTGGCAGATACTGCCACCGGGAACAACTGCAGGCATTCATGCTGTCGTGCCGAATGGCGAGGATGGGTTCTGGTCATTCCGTGTGACTGCCATGAATGGTGATGGCGTTTCTGCAACCAGCAGGTCAGCGCCGCTCGTTCTGGCTGATCAGGAAATCATCGGGAAGACAGCACCACCGCCAGGAGTTGACAACCTCACAGCCGTCCGAAGATTCACTGAGGTCGTGCTCGATTGGGATGATGTGGATGACATTGACCTCGCTGGCTATATCGTCAGGCGAGGCTCTGCATGGGATGCAGTGGATGTTGAGACGCTGGCGAATCCAGTGTTCGCTTCAACCTACACGGCAACCGTGCCATCAGCTGCTGATCACACCTATCACGTTCGAGCTGTTGACACTCTCGGGAATGTCAGCAACGCGGTGGCCAGCATCATGACCAGCATCGAGGTGCTGCCAGCTGTGCTCAACCTGTATGCGTATCAGGTGGGCGAAGAGGTTCGTGTCACCTGGGATGGCATCGAGATCACTGAAAACGTCCAGTACGAAATCAGGTTCGGGCCAACCACCAGCACGCTGGTCAAGTCGAATCTATTTGAGCGAGTGGCCAGCCCTGCTCATCAGGGGCCGATGATTGTTGAAGCAACCACCGCGATCAGATTCTATGTTCGGCCATTCGTCACAGTGGCCACAGGTTCCAAAAGCTACGGGGCAGCAGCCAGCTTCGATCTGACCGTTTACCCGATCCTGAACGGGTTCCGTGTGCTGAGCAGGACCGAAGAAACGGGCTGGAGCAGCCTGACCAGTGGAGCAGCTGCCGGGTGGCTGGCTCACAATCGGGATCCTGACTTCACAGCCACCGAGGGCACATCATTTGATATCACGCTCGACTCAGCAGCAACGCCAGAGATCAGTGACACTGCGGCGCCGACATTCCACTGCAACCTGACTGTCAACAGCGTGGGAACTGCCGAGGGGCTGATCTTCGGTTGCGGTGCTGACAATGGGCCAGGGTTTGGAATGCTGGCCTGCTTCGACTCAGCTGGTGACATGATCATCAGGGCGGGTGTCGTCGATCCGATTCTGCCACAGCTGGCCAACACATCAAACATGCTGCACCAGTGGAATCTCTTCGAGGTCAGTGGCACCAGGGAGGATGATTTCGGATCAAATGACCTGACAGTCAATGGTGATGTCGGATCGAAGACTCTGGCTGACAGCACCACGATGGGTGCATGTGCTGACTTCAGTGCTGGTGCTGGTGCGTATCTTCGAGGATCAACGGCATCAATTGCAGGCAGTGACTGGACGCTCTCGTTCCGGTATGTGATGGATCCGAGTGAGGATTATTCGGGCCAGGTGTTCGGGATGGGTGGCCTGACTTACACGATCAGCTGTCGATTCTTTGAATCAGGCCAGACGTTCCAGATTGAAGTGAGCACCACTGGCGGGCAGGAAATCCTCACGGTGAATGCACTCGATGGATCACTGGCAGCAACCACTCGGGTGGTCATCTGGTATGTGGAATCAACAAAGACACTCAGCTGCGAACTGCGCAACAGCGACCGGGATGATGCATACGGGCTGGTCACTGCATCGAAGGTGCTGCTGAATAGCATCCAGGATGAGACCGGCAACATCGACATCGGGAACAGCCCGAACTATGTGGCCGAGACATTCTATGGCCAGCTCGGTCACTTCGTGTTTCTCGACAGGGCAGTCACTTCTGATGAGCGCTGGGATCTGCATCACCACGTTGCCAACACTGGATCGCCTCGCCTGGTCATCCCGAAGGCCAGCATTCCAACCAACACACCAATCGACCTGGTCTGGAAACTCAACAAGGGTGATGCATCAACAGCAGCTTCGATTGATGCATGGCTCAACGGCACGCTGTATCAGGCCACTGATCCAGTCGGGCACCGAATGCCAGTTTATGCTGACTTCCCGGCGTATGACTTCCTCGATGATCTCGGGCCAAACAGATGGCAACGTTCTGGCGTGGATGACGCCAACTACGACAAGACATGGACGGGCATTTTCGATGGTGAGGCTGGCAACTTTGACACTGCCCTGAATTCAGTCGTGACCCTCAACTCAGATCTGAGCTACTGGCGTGACGAGAATGTGCTGGCACCACTGGAGATCGTGAGTGATGCACTGACCCTGACTGCTGGCACCTCGTATGCGGCTTATGACTTCCCGTTCGTTTTGCCAACTGAGAAAACAGGACGGCTCTGGTACGAGAGCACAGCCAACACGATTGCAGGCACGCAGATGCTGATTGCTGATGCGACCATGCAGATTGCCAACGCGACTCAGCAGATTTCAGGCACGGTGGATGATGTTGAGCCGCAGATCTCATTCTGGATCGACATTGACGACACTGGAACCTTCATCCCGTTCCAGCCTGGCACCTATCGGTTCACCACAGCAACCGTCAGGGCAGTGCTGCAGCGCGGTGAGAATGAGACGACTCGGCCATCACTTGACAACCTGTCGGTGTATTTCACTGAGCAGCCACCGGGTGGAACCTTGCAGGCATCAACGACAGATGCAACGCCCACCGTGATGACCTTCGATGGCGAGGCTGCATCATCAGCCAACATCCTGACCATCCCGGATGACTTCAGCACCAGAGTGACGGGCCGGCTGCTGGGCAGGTCAACTGCAGGTGATGTGCTGGAACTCGACTTCGTGGCCAACCTGCAGCGTGGCACTGGCGCTGCATCCACGACAGTGACCTACTCACTGACCGAATACGAGCGTACCGTTGCCACA